GCCGGCAACCCGTTTCCATGACTCTGGCCTTCAAATCCCGTTTCACCAGCTCAATGCCACGTTTGTCGTGGATATTCTTTCGCAGAAGATTCATCAGCGATTCGTGATTCAGGGTGACGAAATACTTACTCAGATTCACTGGTACTGCGCTGGCACCACGGTCACATTTTGGGGAATGGCTCCTTAAACGCAGAATCAGATAAAAAATACAGATCTTGCGTTTTTATATGGTGCATGTGCTGACTAAACATTGGCTGAAAAAGACCCACCGCTTGAGGCGGCTTTGCTTTTCTATTTACGCGCAACGCTGCCCGTCATTCGCAATGCCCACTTATAAGGAAAAATATATTTGCATATAATGCATATTTATGCATTCACGGTGTTGACAGATATTGCCGCAATTGTGTACAGTAATGGCACGAGAAGAACAAACTCTCTGCTTGAACACAGGTGATGTTTTACTATTTGAAGTTTTCACCTGCAAAACTGTTCTTCGCAAATTTTCCCCAAATTAAGAGAGCGCATAAATATACATTTGGCAGTTATGCGCAGTATCCTTTGTAACTCAGAACGGAAGCCTCATCGCCCTTGCGGTCCTTATCGCCATCACGCAGCGGAGTCTTGATATCCTCCAGCGCGGGAACGAACTTGCTGCTGCCCTTCAGCTTGCTCTGGCCCTCCTCATAGGCGGCCTAGATGGCGGGTGCTGTTGTATTACGTGGGAACCGTAGTGCTGAATATGAGCGAGGAAATATTCTGGCGCAGTACGCTGCGGAAACTGCACGCGGTGTTCAGGTGCCACTGTGAGCACATGCCGAAACCGGGTGGCAAGAAATAGGCCGTCGATTACCTTCCCTCTGTCAATCAGGAAGAAACGAAAATTTTCGTGCAGTTTTCTTGCATAAAAGATTTTTCTGTGGTATAATATCTTCTGAGGGAGGAGGTTGTTGCCATGCTTTTATATCTGAAGCTGAACAACTATACGATATACAATCAGGAAGTCGAATTCTCGATGATGGCAAACATGCATTACAGCCGTTTTCCATCCAACGTAGCGTCTGTAGACGGGGTGCATGTGCTGAAAACAGCGGTTCTTCTCGGGCCAAACAATACGGGCAAGACTAATTTCGTTCGCGCCATTGCCATGATGAAAGCAATCATGCTGAACCAGTCTCCCAGCATCGTTCCCAACATCTTCTCAGGGAGCGCTATTGTGGAGGCGAGCATCTCTTTCCTTGAAAGCGGAAAGGAATATGTCCTTGATATCAGGTATGATGCTGAGCATAAAGAATATGTCTATGAGCGTTTTGCGGAAATCCATCGCGACAAGTATAAGAACGTTCGCACGCATGTTTTGCTCTTACGGGATATTCAGGAAAAAGAGTTCATGGCGGATGATGAGGGCCTCGTATCTGCAATGAAGGTTGCGGCGCGTAACAATCTCCTGATCTATCTCCTGGACACTGAGAGCTTTTCTACCCTGCGCAAGATCAGAGAAGCGGTCATTGCCTTCGCGTCGAAGATTGATATTGTCGATATGAACAATATCCCTATCAAGAAGACAATCGACATGCTGAAGCTGTCCGGCGAGGACAGTCAGCGCATCGCAAAGTTTGTGTTGAACGCCGATCTCTCTCTGGACGATTTCAGATACGCAGGAGATGATGAAGTCCGAATTGTTTTTCAGGGAGTCAGCACGGAGAAATCCTCTCCACAGGAAAACGCTCTGCAGCAGGCCGCTCCGCTTACGGAGATGCTTCACCTGGTATCTGTGTATCATGGAGTGCCTGTACCGAGTATTCTCTTTGATTCTACCGGAACCAAGAAAATGGCGGCTCTCGCAAGCTATGTCATTGGCGCACTGAAAGAGGGCCGTATCCTCGTTGTGGATGAACTGGACAATAGCCTGCACTTCCGGCTGACCCGCGCAATCATCAGCCTCTTCAACAATGAACTGAACGAGAACGCGCAGCTGATCGCAACCGCACACGATATCTCTCTGCTGGACTGCAATTCGCTCTTCCGGAAGGAGCAGATATGGTTCACCCACAAAGACAAAGAGCGAGCGTATCTGTACTCGCTTTCGGATTTTACCGCCAGTGAGAGCAAGACCAGAGGCACCTCTGATCTGGTGGCCAAATATCGGGCAGGCGTTTTCGGCGCATTGCCCGAGCCTGATCTGTTTGATACCCTTCTGGAGGTGAGTCAGTCATGAGTGCGCTGCCTCCCATTCGGCGAAAGCACAGAATCTGTGTTATTTGTGAAGGGTACGAGGATTATCATTACTTCAATCGCCTGATTGCCCTGAATCTGTGGGACGCTTCCTACAGCTTCACGACTATCAATGTCAAGAGCGCTTCCAACATACCGGCCCGGTTCCAGAACGAGTATCAGAACGACAGGTATGAGATCATCCTGGTATTCTGTGATACAGACAAGGAGCCATACCGGGAATATACTCTTGTCAAGAACAAAATCAACAGTTTCCTTGGCAAGCGGAAAGCCTCGGATAAACTTGTTATCTTCGCCAATCCCTGTACCATGCAGATTGTTCTGCTCCACTTTGGCGATGTATCGCTGAAAAACCAGGGAAAGAAGACCAATAGCGCGGAGATTGAGCGCCTGACTGGAATTCCAGGATATGACGCCCATGAGAAACAGATTCAGACATTGTGCGGAAAGATAACCCGCGCCAGCTATCCAGATATGAAGAAGCGTGCAGAAGCCATCAATTACCCCGATACTGTCTCTGGCAGCACGAATATCAGCGCATACTTGAAGTGGTTTGAGAAGCCCGATGACCATTGGATTGCTGAGATCAGAAAAGCCTGCGCACAATAAAGCATTACTTCAATACCAACAGCGGCGTCGTCCATACGGGCGGCGCTTTCATTATGCCTGTACGCCCTGCGCTACTGCCTGCGGCAAGCGCGGGTTTCGGAACGACAATCCGATGGATTGCCCGTCCTCAGTCCGCCTTTGGCGGACGCTGCAAAGGAGGTGATTCCCCATGGCGTCAAGCACATCCGACCTGATTGTCCGCCTGTCCCTTGACACTACCAATTTTGAAGGCGCGATGTCCAAATTCGAGGGACAGATGACAAAGCTGCAGGCCTCCTGCACCAATGCCGGCACAGGGATCACCAACTTTAAGCAGGTGACGGCGCAGCTCCAGACATCCGCCCAGACCCTGACGGACAAACTGGCTGCGCAGAAGCAGAAGGTGGCCGATCTTGAAGCCGCCTATGAAAAGAGCAAGGCGGAGACCGGCGAGAATTCCGAGGAGACAAAAAAGCTGGCCGCCCAGCTGGAGCAGGCGAAGCAGAAGGTCTCCCAGACCGAACAGGCGCTGAAGCTCGTCACCCGGCAGCTGAAGCTGTCGCAGAACGGCTTTTATCAGCTGGGCACACAGCTGGAAAACATCGGCACAAAGCTGGAATCGGTCGGCAAAAAGGTATCCCAGGTCGGCCAGCAGCTCACCACCAAAGTAACCACACCCATCGTGGCGCTGGGCACGGTGTGCGTGAAGACCTTTACATCCTTTGACGACAGCCTGAAAACTGTGCAGGCCACCATGGGCCTTGTGGCAGGCTCCTCGGAGGAAGCGGATCGGCAGATTGCCCTTCTGAACAGCACGGCTCAGGAGATGGGCCGCGCGACCCGCTATTCCGCCTCTGAAGCGGCGTCCGCTTTGAACTACCTGGCGCTGGCGGGTTACGATGCGGACGAGGCATGCGCGGCCCTGCCGCAGGTGCTGGCGCTTGCCCAGGCGGGCGGTCTGGATCTGGCTTACGCCTCCGACCTCGCCACCGACGCCATGGCGGCGCTGGGCCTGTCCATGGATCAGCTGTCCAACTTCTCCGACCAGATGGCCGTGACGGCGCAGAAGTCGAACACCTTCGTCGGGCAACTGGGTGAAGCGATTCTCACCGTGGGTGGCACGGCGAAGAATCTCAAGGGCGGCACCGCCGAGCTGAACGCTGAGCTGGGCAATCAATACAGCTTTTCAAAGCATACCCTGCAGCGCTTCTTGCAGAAGGCGATGCCGAACGCAGTGATGTTCTCCCTGCCTTCGTTGCGCAGGTGTTCATCATACCGCTTGCTCTTGATCTGCTCTATCGCCGCTTCGCAGGCGCTCTCCATCCCTGATAGGGTAGGTGAGTATTTTACTTCAATTACAATGCCTGCGTCCGGATCCTCCGGCTCGATGAGGATATCACTGAAGCCGTCGCCCGATTCCGCGTTGGACAAGATCGACCAAGTCGGGTCGCTCCGCAGAAGTCCCAGCAGCAGACCATGGTAGAAATTTTCCTTCTGTTCATCCCTGGCCTTTGTGTCCAGAATGCTGATCATCTTTCCGAGAATGATTGTCAGTCGCTTCTGGATTTCCTCCGCGTTTCCGCTCAGGAAAGCCCGGCAGAACGCCTGCATGGGCTTTTCGTCCTGCACTACCATTTTCTTGAACCATTCCTGAATCTGTAGGATGAACACCTCCCGCACCTCGCGGTTGGGGATGACCAGCTTGTATACGCCGCGCTCGACCTCTCCTGTCTGCGTCAGATAGCCCGTCGTAAACAGTACGCTCCATACATTGTCGATGCTGTTGTCGATCTCGTCGTAGGTCAGCTCCAGCCGCACGGCCTTCTCAATGGCCTCGCCCGCAATGAGACGCTCAATTTCGCCCTGCGTCGTTTTATCGGCCTTGTCCACGAACCTCTTCACCAGATCGTTCCCGCTGGAATTGATCCAGAACGCCTGCGGTTCGGCATGGGGATCATTATGAAGTAGATCCACATAGTTGATTACGTCCCAAGGGCAATAAACGTCTACATTGCCAAAGCGGTATCCATCGTACCATCTTCTCGTATCATCATAATGATCTAATAGGTCATAGTCTTCGAGGAGCATTTTCACCTCGACATCCGTGAATCCGAAATGCTCGTCAAAGCGGCTATCCGTAATGGATAGCACCTTGAAGTTATTCAGCCCCGTGAAAATGCTCTCCTTGGATACTCGCAGGCAGCCCGTCAGCACCGCGAACTGAAGGAAATCGTTGGTCTTCAATGCCGGGCTGAACAAACCGCGGATCAATGAAGCCATCTCCTTGTAGTAGCCATGCTGGAACGCCTTATCCAGCGGAACGTCGTACTCGTCGATCAGCAGAATGGTTTTCTGGCCGTAGTGCTTATAGAGCAGCTCTGTTAGCAACGCCAGCGATTTCTGAATTTCGACTTCTTCATCTGTTGACGCCAGCTTGTTGAAAGCCTGTTTATCCATCTCGGAAAGTTTGCTGCTCTCCGTTAAAAAGTATAACCGCCGTATTTCCTTCTGGATGATCTCATGTAGTTTCCCGTAGGCTTCCTTAAACGTCAGCCCGTCCACATCCTTGAGCGAGATGAATACCACCGGGAACTTGCCCATGCATTCCTCGCACAGCGCCGTTTCCTTCGAGATCGCCAACCCATCAAACAGCGTTTTGTCCGCACCAATCTCAAAAAAGCACTTCAGCATGCTCATGTTCAGCGTTTTACCGAATCGCCGCGGCCGCGTGAAAAGATTGACCTTGCCTCTGCTTTTCAGCAGGTCGCGGATCAGTCCTGTCTTGTCTACATAATAATAGGAGTTGTTACGACGAATCTCCTCGAAATTTTCAATGCCGGTCGGCAGCATCTTCCTCTCCATGCCGTCAGCCTCCCTTCCTCCAAGCCGTTCATGCGCTGTAAAGCCCTATAAATTACCACTTTCATTTTACCTCAAAACACGGGCTTTAGCAAGTTTCGCGGCCAGATATAACGAAAAATACCTGCGCCCAGATAGAAAAAGCCTGTGCCCGGATATAACGAAAAATACCTGTGGACTTCGTGAGGATCAGGTCGATCCTGCCCGCCTCGCAGTCCGTCAGCAGCCGCCCAAGCTCAGGCCGACCGTCCATCTTCCGTCCCGATTTCCCGTGGTCACCGTAGACGCCCACCAGCTCGTAATCCTCACGCCCTGTGATGTATCCGCGGTAATGCTCGAAAAGCTCGAGTGCATCCGCTTCGTCCGCAGACTCTGCATACGCTTCCTCCGCGTATCGGAACGGGTACGCGGTGCATCTCACAATGCTCATAATGAACCTCCCGTTTTTTCTTCGCCGCCGTTTTCTTCAAAACCAACGGCCTGTTATAGCTATCACTCTACTCGGCGGCTTTATCAAGCGATGATTCCGATAAATACGGCCTATATGGGCAGGTTTGCACCCGCCATCGGCGGAGAAAAACAGGGGAGAATACCGGGCATACCTGACAAAAAAAGGAGGAAGCCCCTTCTCGAAAGAAAAGGCTTCCTCATGCAACAGCTCAGCTCGTCTGGAGGCGCGCCGCACCTTTATATGCGGTCATTTTTCATTATTCCATTTTCCGTTTTTGAAAGCCTTCTATTCTCATAGCACTTATTTCCGACATACCGAATCCCGCCCCGCCACCAGCGATTTTGATGTCTGATGTCTGAAATGTGTCCGGTCGTTGTGCATACTGCTGCCATTTACGCCGCAATCGCACAGGAATTTCGTGCAGAATACCCTACACTTCCCATGCACCGAACATTTGACCTCTGGTTTTGGAGATGAGCACATTATATTGTGCTTACTCCATATTCAGCTACTATATATTGATTTTCTCGCCATTTGCGCCCTGAAATGGCTGTAAGAATATGCAAATACAAAAAAGCTCCGAGCCAACCTATAGATTGGTCTCGAAGCTAACTTTGGTTATGAAGATGACGTTTTTTGCTTCCTCATCATTGGTTTTGGAGATGACGACAGTTGCTGTATTCCACAGCGTTGATTTTGGGGATAGATGTGACTGCCGCGTACTTCAATGCCGTTTTATCCCTTGCGCCGGCTCTTTTTTCTCATTTTGAGCGCAACATTTCAGTGCTGTAGCGCGTCTCAGCGTCACCCGGCATTCTTCTCCGCAGCAGCGGTGTTCGTTTCTTTTCTTTCCAGCTGAATCGCCTGCCGAAGGTCAAATTCGATCAGGTTCTGTTCCGTGACTATGCGTCCCGGCACTCGGTAGGAGTGTGCTATTTCCCAGCGCCCATCTCTGTAAAGCAGGCGAACCAGCGCCTTGCTCTTGATTTCGCAGCTGTCTCCCAATTTCAGTCTTGGGCTTCGGTGCGAACCGGGCGCTTCCTCTTTGCACGCCTGAATCGCAAACTGCTTCTCGGATGAATTATAGAGGAACCGATAAAAGGCTGGCCAGTGCAAATCCTCCAGCGCACTCTTGAAAACCGTAATTCTCCCGTCTGCGAAGCTAAACGTTATGTAGCGTACATCAGGATGCCACGCCTTCTGTGGCCTGTCGCTCATCCTACACCCCTCCTCGGCTCATGAGTTCTGCCTTGTGAGCATTCCAGACGTTACATAGCCGTCCATCTGTCTGATTTCCGAATCCAGCGCATGCTGTTCCACTGGCACGCCAAAAGTACCCGCGATATCATCCGGGTAGAAGCCTTTTTTCGCAGTTCCAGCTTTCGCTTCTGTCTGCTTGGACTCGCCCACGCCGTTTTCGCTGGATTGCCGGCCTTCATGAAAGATTTCCGGCACCAGCAGATCGAACACATACAGCGTTATTCCCTCAAAGCAAATCCGATAGCCCAGTATCTTATACCGGCAGGATTTGTCCCAACCCATTTCATTATAGACCAATTCCGAAAATGGGCGGCAGGACATTTTCCTGCTCTTTCGCTTGTCCGGCTTTTCGATGCACCAACGCAAGGCGTCTTTGTCATTCTCGTTGCAGCCTCGCACTACCAGCCTTTTCAGTTCCTTATTGAACATGACATGCACATACACCACATTCTCCAGTCCGGTAATACAGGCCGTATTAAATGTAATGCTGTCATTTCGAATGACGATTGCCGGATCCCGCAGATGGGCGAAAAGCTCCTTTCGAACCACCTGGTATCCGTCATACGAAAATGTTCGTTCCAGTTCTTCCTGACGCTCTTCTCTCGCGGCGTCCTGCTTCGTCAAAGCTTCCTCTTCAAGCATCCGCGCTCAACCACCCTTTCATAATCCTTTCCGCTTCATACAGCATCCCGCGCATGTCCTCTGCCATGAAGAGGTTGTATTCCTTGAGTTCCGTAGCCGGCCGCAGAACGTCCCAGTTCCCGGCATAGTGCCGCTGCTCCAGCAGTTCCGCCCGAGCGATACTGTGAATCGGTCTTCCAAACGTTCCAGCCCATTCCGGCGGGAAAATGTAAATGGCTTTGCTGATGGCCTTTCCTTCCGATTCCTCCGCAGTCTTTGGCGGAAGAACAATTTTCTCCACCTTGATCATTTCCGGCTCATCCAGTTCAAAGAGCATAAGCTTGTCGCCATCGTTTTCTATGAACTCTCCCCGGAAGCGATAGCGGATTTCCCGCTCCCAATCCATGATGTCAAACAGCGTTCTCGCCAA